ATGAACGAAAACCATAAACTCACGACCGGTAGCGCTACAGCCCGTCCCGAAGGCGAGCCCAGCGCACCGATGTCAATTGATGCCGTCCTTGCAATGGTATCGCACCTCGAATGCGAGATCCGTGTCCGCAACCCGGTCGCCGCATATTTTCTTCTTATGTGCAGGCTTTCGCTTCTTGAAGAAGCTTCGAGCGCTCCAGGCTTCGGGACCGAACGAACCCCGGCGCCTCCTGTTGGCGTTCGCGACCACAAAAGACATTAAGCCATTGATAGAACCTTTTTAAGATCGGCGGCGCTGGCACGCTGCTGCGATCAATCGTTGAGATTCTTTTTTCCGAGCCAGATTGGGTCAACCATCGCTCACCGCAGCAAGACCCATGAAGGGTGCAGGACGATCGCCGTCACGCCGCCCTTCGGCATTGCCCCACTCGCTCCATTTCCCGCTTATACGATGTCTTCAGCCACAATGCTGACCCAGAGCTCGAATGGGCAAGCAGACATCATACAAACGCGCAAAGATAACAAGGCGTGTTTGATTTCCAAATTCATTCATCACAAGTGGCCGAACCTATCGCCTGCGTGAAATAAGCCTCAATAGCGGCTCCGTGCTTTGGCTTGCCCGCCATGCCCTACACGTTTGGAGCCGGATGCCCTCCTAACTCTGACCAAACTATCACATAGCAAGGAGCTTCCATGTCGGCGCTGCGCATATTCATTCCGATAACGAAGGTCAACGCCGCGCGGCGCCTCATTTATGGTGTCGCGACCGCGGAGGTGAAGGACCGCGCCGGTGAGATCTGCGATTATGCCTCGACCAAACCTTTTTATGAAAAATGGTCGCAGGAGATCGCGAAATCATCAGGCGGAAAATCATTAGGTAATCTCCGTGCTATGCATGGGGCTGTTGCGGCCGGAAAGATTACGGCGATTGCCTTCAACGACGACGCAAAACAGATAGAGATTTGTGCCAAGGTCGTCGATGATGTTGAGTGGGCAAAGGTCCAAGAAGGCGTCTATACCGGCTTCTCACAGGGAGGAGTCTATGAAAGACGGTGGACCGATGCAAGCGGCAGCATCCGTTACACTGCGGCTCCAAATGAGATCTCGCTTGTCGACTTGCCATGCTTGCCGGAAGCGACCTTCGAAATGATCAAGGCCGACGGATCAAGCGAAAGGCGGCCTTTCGCCAAAGGCCCCAATAATGCCGCCAGGCTTGCGCAAATCGCTCAGGAATTAGAATGGCTCCACAACGCATCCACACTTGAAGACTTGACCGAACAGGACAATTCCACCGGCCTAGACGAACTGCGCGATCTCATTGGACGCCTCTATGTCACTTTACGGGCGGTGGTCAACAAGGACCCGCCGGAGACGACACCCGACCGCAAACCTGCCGCACCGCTTAAGATGCTTGCTGCGCCTACGAATGACCCGTGCCGTAATCCGGACATTCTTCTTAAAGCCGGGGCCCGCCACAGCAAATCGGATAGCGCCCTAATCCAGCATTTGCATGACACCTCCGTCGAGCTTGGTGCATCCTGCGAAGCCCAGAAGATTGCCCAGGGACCTCTGGAAAAGCGCTTCGACATCCTGACGGAAACGCTTGCCGATCTGCTGAACCGCGTCAAAAACATCGAGCAGCAGCCGCTGCCCTTACCATTCCCGGGCCAGCCCCGGGCGATCTCTAAAGCCGAAGATTCCGGCATTGACGATCCCAACGGTAGCGCGATGGACAAGCTTCTTTCAGATCCGCACGCGCTCTCTCTACTCGCCATCAAGCTGGCCCAGCGTAACGGGCGTTCACCGCTCCGCTAGCCGCCGCGCCACGCCCTACAGCCAATACGTCCGACGGACAGACACTCGGCATCCTCGACGTAGCAGTGCAGGCACGTGTGGCACGCTGTCACCTGAGCCATTCCCTTCGCCTTGCATTCGCCAAACACACTTCATTCTCTTCCGTGCAGGAGCACTATATGACCATGCAGACCGATGTTCAGGATGTTCTCAACCGGCTCAAGACGGCGCAACAGAAACCGCTCGGTGATCCCCGCTCTATGAGCCTTATTGGGCTCGAGAAGGGCACGTTTCCACAGAGCACGAGCCCGACCTCCGGGCTGACCTTTTATGATCTCGAACTGGGTGCGAAATTTCTTTATCCTGTCCTAACTCCATTACGAAACATGATTCCGCGCGCATCGGGCAAAGGCGGCATTCAGGCCGCCTGGCGCGCAATCACAGCAATTAATACGACTGGCTTACGCTTTGGCGTCTCGCCCGCCAACCGCGGAGGCGTCATGGCGGTCACGACACATGACTACACCGCGACCTACAAGGGCATTGGCGTCGAGACCAGTGTCGATTTTGAGGCTCAATATGCTGGACAAGAGTTCGACGACATCAGAGCATTGGCTGCCAAGACAGGACTCGAAGCACTTATGCTCGGCGAGGAGGCGATGATTCTCGGCGGCTGCGCGTCGGTTCCGCTCGGCACAACGCCAACGCCAACCCTGACCGCGCTGACGACGGGCGGAGCTCTCATCGCGCAAACATGGTCCGTGATCTGCGCTGCCCTGACTCTTGATGGCATTATGCATGCAAGCATTGCAGGCGGAATACAAGGATCAATCTCACGTACCAATGCTGATGGTTCATCCGACACTTTCGGTGGCGGTGTTGCAAAGATAAGTACAAATGCCACAGTTACAACAACCGGCTCCACGGGATCTATCACGGGAAGCGTCGCACCGCTGGCGGGCGCGCTAGGCTACGCCTGGTTTTGGGGCAGCCCAGGATCGGAAGTCCTCGGCGCGATCACGACGATTAATTCCATTGTTATCACTGCCGCCGCAGGTGGATCACAAACGGCCGCCTCGCTTGGGACCAATGATAATTCCACCAATTCGCTCGTTTTCGATGGCCTTATTTATCAGGCGCTCACACCTGGATCTGGATCCTATATTTATACAATGCCTTCTGGAAGCCCCGGAACAGGCACACCGTTGACATCAGACAGCGCAGGCGGGATCGTTGAAATCGATGCTGCCTTGAAAAGCTTGTGGGACAATTACCGCCTCTCGCCTGACACTATGTGGGTCAACTCTCAGGAGGCTTTGAACATTTCACGCAAGATCCTGTCTGGATCGCAGACCGCCGCGCAGCGTTTTATTTTCGAGTCATCCCAGGACATGGTTGGCGGCGGCATCATGGTGCGCACTTATCTCAACCGGTTCTCGATGCAGGGAGGCAGCGCTATCGATGTCAAAGTGCACCCAAATATCCCAGCAGGCACCATACTCATGACAACAAAGGCTTTGCCATATCCCCTCGCTGGTGTCGGCAATGTCATGCAAATCCGCGCTCGCCAGGATTATTACCAGATCGAGTGGCCGCTTCGTACCCGTAGATACGAATATGGGGTGTACGCCGATGAAGTATTGCAGCACTATTTTCCTCCGTCATTGGCGCTGATCACCAATATCGGTAACGGCTGATCGCGCTGTCTGCCCCTATGTTCGCAGGAGTTTCGCCGACACCTGCGCAGCAAACGCTTAAGCCCCCCTGGCAGGGACAGGGCTTCAGCGCACTTCCTGCCAGCTCCCTGCTTCAATTGCGTACGCTAAACTCACGTGACAAGGATCCGCCAATGAAACTCCGGGCACCAGATGGCTGTTGCGGAGCATCTCACGCAGGCCATTTGATTAACATATCAGCTGACGGCGCAGTCGAAGTTGGCGATGACGCCTGTGCTGTTTTCTTTGCGCACGGCTTCACGCCTTCGCACGCCGAAAAAATTGCTAACGCCGTGGCTAAGGCAACGGACATGACCGCCGGGATATCCCGCAGGGCTGGTTCCAAAACGGCCCGCGGCACATATGAGCCGTGCGACATGCCGGCGCTGGCGGGCAGATGCCGCGATGCAGCCACCGAAACTCCCCTGCTAGCTACACAGGACGACGAAATATCGACCCTCAACCGGCGTGAGCTATTCGCTGTGCTCAGAACGATGGGAGTCCCTGTGTCCTTGCCAATTACCAATGAGGGGTTGCGAGCAGCCGCACGCCGTGCCCGCGATGGATGACCGGTTGGAGCGTTTGGGGTCCAAAGAGCACCTCCCACCCCGAGCCACATTTCTGAGAAGGAGCGTCAACTCTTAGTGGATTCCGCTAACGCAACGTTCGCACTGGACAACAAGGTTATTAGCAATGGCGTCCCCGTTCGACCTCGTCAGTCTGGCCGATCTCAAAACCTGGCTAGATATAGCTGGGAGCGATGATGATGCTCTCCTCGCGCGTTTAATTACGCAGATCAGCCGAGCGATCCTTAACATTATCGACAAACCTGGACTTTTGCCGCAGACCTATATCGACACCTACGATGGTGCCAATGAGCCCTCACTGTTGCTGAGGCAGTGGCCAGTCATAAGCATTATTTCCTCCAGCGTAGACGGCGTGACAATTCCTTCTGCACCGCCTCTTGTACCCTTTGCGCCTATTCAACATGGCTATCTCTTAGATTCAGCAGCGGCTGCTCCGCCCGGGGCCATGCAGAGGCTGTCACTACGCGGCTATGTTTTCACATCCGGCCTCCAAAATGTCATGATCTCCTACACCGCCGGATACCAAATCACCAATGAAATCGCAACTGTTCCAACAGCACCTCCTTTCACGGTCTTGGCGCAGGCTCCGTACGGCAACTGGGCAAGCGACGCAGGCGCTTCTTACGCGGACGGTGCGCCCCTAGTGTCCGTCACGAGCGCCCCGAACGTTGGACAGTACTCAGTCATGAACGGCGTATATAGTTTTGCCCCCGCAGACGGAGGCTCTTCTGTGTTCCTGAGCTATGGCTATGTGCCCGCAGATCTCGCCTGCTGCTGCTTGGATTGGGCGGCTGAGCGCTATGCCTACCGCTCTCGCATTGGGCAGCATTCCAAGGCACTCGGCGGACAAGAGACCATCTCCTATATCGTTAAAGATATCCCCGATTTTGCTGCGCGCGCGCTGGCACCTTACCAACGGGTGGTTATGCCATGACCGGATGCCGTTTTGATAGCCAGGCCTTGCAAGATGCCGTGTTGGGCCAAGCAGACTCCCTTCGTGATGCCCTATTAATTCGGATTCACGGAAAGCTCTCCGGCGCGGTCTTGCACGCCCGCTCCGGCGCTCTTGCCGCATCGATCTCCTGCTCCGTGGAAAACAGCGATTCAGAGACAAACGTCGCGCTTTCAAGCGTTGGATTGCCATATGCGGCGATCCAGGAGTTCAGAGGCAAAACAGCAGCACATGACATCATAGCAATGAACGCCAAGGCCTTGGCGTTTAAGGAAGGCAGCCGGCAGATTCTTCGCGGACGCGTGCACCACCCAGGTTCGTTGATCCCACCGCACTCATATCTTGCGAGCTCGCTAGCGGATATGCACGAAGAGATAAAGTCAGGTCTCAAAAAGACTATCCTGGAAGCATTGGGACAGTCCTGAGGCTAGTGTGCGAGCCTTTTCCGCAAAGCACCGGACCTGATTGCAGCCTCAAGTCATTGCCCAAAAGGGGAGCCAAATGGCTGGCACGACCCGCGACTCCGCAATTATAGCGCTCCTCAACGCCGTCTCAAATGCTTATCCTTGGAAGCTTGGACCCGCGCGGCGCCTCAAGCTTTGGAGCGATGTTCCAGCAACGAGCAGGCCTGCCTGCTTTCTCTTCGAAGGCGGCCAAGAGACATATTCCTGGAGCGAGAATGCTGTCCCAAGGAGGATCATCGAGGTCAGATTGTTCATGTATCTCAGCGCCAAGGATCCAGCGATCTCTGGTGCGGCATTACTCAATGGAGTTATGGACTCTCTGGATTCCGCGTTCGCCCTTTCAGGTGGCGATCTTATCCTCGGACGCAATACACTTGGCGGCACGGTCTACAGTTGCCGGATCGATGGCAAGGTTTTGAAGGACCCAGGGGATCTCGATGGCGATGCACTTCTTATCCTGCCGATCAAGCTAGCTCTCCCCTAGGCTCTCTGATGCACAGCCCGTCCGCGTGACGTCGAAGGCTCCAATTCTGGGGGCGCTAAAATCCGGTGCCGAAATCCGCGGTCGCATTGTTCACATTTTCGCGATGGCTCCCTAACAAGGGCCGCATTCGAGAGGTTGTCAGATGTACAGTTTCGGATCAGGTGTTTTGCTCGGTACACGTACCGACATTCCAAATGCCACGCCGGTGAATTTTGGCCTGGTTCAGGAGGTGACAATCGAAGAAACCGCCACGATAAAGGAACTTACTGGCCAGTTCCAACGCCCTGTCGCAATAGCCCGAGGCACAATCAAAACGACCGGCAAGGCCAAGGTGGCAAGAATCTCCGGCCTGGCTTTTGCCAATCTGTTTTACGGTGTGGTGCCCTCCTCTGGCCAGCTCGCAACGTCGTTTGCTGAGGCTGGCGCAGTATCAGCGACAACACCGTTTACGTACACCGCTGGCAATGCCTCGACGTTCGTGGATGACGATGGGATCGTCTATGCGGTCACCGGCTTACCGCTTACAAAGGTATCCTCTGCGCCAGCCGTGGGCCAGTATTCGGTTACGTCTGGCGTTTATACATTTAATTCTGCTGATGCCGGTAAGGCCGTCCTCGTGAGTTACACCTATACAATAAGTGCGACAGGCCAGAAATTCACGGTAGCGAATCAGCTTCTTGGCACGACGCCAACGTTCCAAGCGCTCTTCTATACAACGTTTCAAGGCCAAGCCGTCACTTTGAAGCTCAACAATTGCACGTCAAATAAATTGACCTTCCAAACAAAGCTGGAAGATTTTACTCTACCGGAATTCGATTTCTCCTGCTTTGCGGACGCTGCAGGCAACGTGATGACATGGTCGTTCGCGGAGGCCTCTTGAAATGCGGCCACTCCCTGAGACGATTAAACTTGGCGACCACGCGTGGAAGGTGCGGCCGTTGACCCTGCGGCAGATTCAAGAGATCGAACCTATCCTTATGGCAAATGCTGGTGATACCAAAGGCACCATAGCCGCCGCAATTGCGATAGTCGCTGTCGCATTAAGACGCGACCATGCCGAGGCAGCCTCGTCCATCAGTAACATCGAGGCGACAGCCCCTGAGATCGGTACTGCCATGGAGACCGTTTTACGTTTAGGCGGATTCGTTGAGAAATCATTGCATGGAGGTGCCGGGCTGGGGGAAGCGCTGGCGGGCGAGGTTCCCAGAGCGACTCCGCCCGCTTCGATTTCTCCTTTATCTACTCAAGGCTGATGAGCAGCTGCGGCTATACGCCGTCTGAAATCGACGATTTGACGTTCCACGATGTCGTTTCGCTCTTTGGCTATTGGCGAGAGTTTCCGCCCGCTCATGAGATATTGAGAAGCGTATATTGTGCCGAGAGGCCTGCTAGCCGCAGGACCGCCACAAGCGAGACCGACCCTAGCGGGATTGGCAGTCTGATCGCTCGCTTTCCAGATGGCTTTGTGCGAATGGACGAGCGCGCGTGAGGCTTTCACGGGCGATATCCTCACAGCTATGAGCTCGTTCCCCGCTCACCTTTCTCCTGGACCCGGCTTGCTGCTGCTGCGCCGACAAGACTAACGGCACATTCAAGCTCACCGCTGTCGATCGCAAGCCACCACCGAGAGTTCAGCGGATGCTTTGATTACTGTGTAACACAGGGAACTTGTACCATGGCAGATGATGTCTCTATCAGATTCACTGCCGACGTTTCTTCGCTGCAAGATGGGATGCGGCAAGCTGCGGGCACAGTGCGGACAACAACTAGTGCGTTGCGGAGTGGCGCGGAGCAGATTAGCGCTTCCTTCGGATCCATTTCGCAGGCATATGCCAACAGTACGGCGAGGAATGCTGTTACAGCACAGAGGTCGGGTGACGCCGAGCTTACAATTGCACGGCAAAACGATCAGGCGCAATATGATATTGCTGTTAATGGTGTTAAGGAGCGAAGCTCACTCATTAAGCAGCAGGCGCAAATTGCGCAAATCTCCCACGAGGATGAACTTGCCGGTCTTCTCAGCCTCGATGGGCAGCGCGAGAGCATTGAGCTGCGGCACTTGCAATTCGTTCAGAGCACATTTCAGCAAGGAACAACCGCCTATGCGTCTGCTCAACGCCGGATCGATGAGCTCGCAAGCCAGTCTGCTCTTAAAAGGCTCGAAATCGAGAAAACCGTCACACAACAAATCTATAATGATTATAGGCGCAGCTTTGATCAAATCGGCTCGAGTGTATCTTCATCAATTATGGGCATGATTGCTGGCCATGTTAAGCTTCGCGATGCTGCACGGAATGTCCTTACAGAGATCGTGCAGATGTTCATCCAAAACCGTATCAAGACAGTTGCGGAATGGCTTGCGGGAATTGCGGCCCAAACGGCTGCAGTACAGGCCGGAGAAGCCGCCAAGACCTCAGCGGTGATCTTCGGCGTGGCAGCCCGGACCGGAGCAGAGCAGGCTGGCGCGGCAGCATCCTCGGCCGCGATTATCCCGAGCATCCTAAAATCAATTGTGGCCTCGGCCGCTGAGACATTCGCGGGAATCTTCGGCTTCCTCGCTCCCGTCCTAGGGCCTGCCGCGGCTGGGCCAGCTGCCGCTGGCGAGGCCGCTGTCCTTGGGGTTGCTGGCGGCCTTGCCGTTGGCGCGTGGCAGTTGCCGAGAGATATGATCGTTCAAGCGCATGCGGGCGAGATGGTTGTTCCTGCGGGAGTCACGCCATGGGCGCAGGGAGTCCTTTCCGGCGCAGCAACTCAAGGGACTGGCGGAGCTTCGGTCCATGTTCATCATGCGGCGAACTTCAATATCAGCACTCTTGATGCGCGCAGCTTTGAATCCTTCCTAAAGGGAAATGGCAAGCGGCTCATGCGGACAATCAGTGAGAGCGTCCGCATGGGCGCTCATCTCGGCATGTCAAGGCTCTAGGCCGGAGTCCAAGCCGCAGCTTTTCATGCTGCCCCTCCAGCCGGAACATCCATGAGACTCCCGCGATGTTTGATAGCTTGCCGCCAGACCCGCGATTTGCCGTGGCACCGGCAGCCCATTCCGATCTGCCAATGCTTGGCGCCATGTGTCAGGCGCAGATTCCAGGCATCGCGGCGGATCTCCATTCGTTCGGGCTTGTCCAAGCCTGGTCACGAAGCATTCTCTCGATCGGGAGAGAAGGCCGCATTGCGGGCTGCTTTGCCGGTCTCTTCTTGAATGACCGGGGGCATCAATTACTCCTTGATGGGCGCTTCCCGGTTGCGCGCCCGGTGCTAGACTATCTTGCCTATCAGGGCACCAGGGCCTCGGCGATCTATGTCTGGGCGGTCTGCTATCCGGGTGCCGCCATGGGCACCGTCATGCAATGGCTCAAGCAGCCGGAATACAGGCATGCGCCACTTTATGCACGCCCCGTGACCGCCGCCGCGCTCGCCATGCTGAAACGGCGCGGCGCGGTTCCGCTCGAAGGCCACCCCTATCTCTGGATTTACCGCCGTGCCACGCATTGAAATCAAGATCGCCCGCGGGCTCGATGATCTGATGATGGCCTATGCGATCCGTGCGGCCGTCTATATCGCGGAGCAGGATTGCCCCTACCGGGAAGAGTTTGACGGGAATGACCACTGCGCGACGCATTTCCTTGGCTTCTTTGATGATGAGCCAGCCGGATGCTTGCGCGCCCGCTTCTTCGCGGGCTTCGCCAAGCTGGAGCGGCTTGCGGTGCGCAAGAATTATCGCCGGTCAACGCTTGCCTTCGCTCTGGCGCGGGCCGGGATCGCTCATGCGCGCCGCAAGGGCTATACGAAGGTTTACGGGCACGCGCGTGAAGGGCTGGAGTCGTTCTGGGCGCGCGCCGGTGCAAAGCCAATGAGTGATGGGAAGTTCACCTTCTCGGACTACCGTTACACCGAAATGCTCGGCACTTATGAGCCGGCGCCGGACGGCGCTATCACGCTCGAAAGCGGCCCAATGGTCCTCCTGCGGCCGGAAGGCGAGTGGGACTGTCCGGGAATTCTTGAAGCGTCCAGCGATCGCGAGCCGCGAACGCCAACATGACAGGCTATGTCAATGGTGTGAATCTGCTTCCCGCCACGGGCGAGTTCACATATGCCACAACGGCGCGGGAAGGTCAGCGCGTGACGGAACCCGCCATGGCGGGGATCAATACTTACTTTGGAGGCGGTCCTCCAGGGGATGCAAAAACCGACTATTCCTATTCGATCGACCAGCTCCAAGCGGCTTTTCCTGCCTGCCAGACGGTGGCGATCGTTTGCGCCTGGTTTGGGAGCGCAGCGGATGGCACAACGGCGTCGGCTGAAACCGCAGGGCTCGTGCGCATCTATCCCTCAACAACCTATATCGGCGGAAGCTTCCAGAAATGGAACGGCGCCTCATGGTCATCTGAAAACTGGCAGTGCTCGTCGCTCACGCAAGCCTCAACGGCGTCCCTCATCCCGATTTCTTCTTCAGGCACCATTTTCACTTATGGCGGAACACCATCGGATCAAAGCATCGTCGAGTGCATCCAAGACCTGAAAGCGCGCGGGCTGCGCACCGTATTATATCCCTTCATCCTCATGGACGCGCCGGGAAAGCCATGGCGCGGGCGCATCACTTTTTCGCCAGACGTGTCAAGCGCCGCCACAAGCGCGGTCAATGCCTTCCTGGGGTCCGCCACAACCTCGCAGTTCACGCGCGACGCTGTGAACAATACGGTGAGCTATTCCGGCCCAGCGACGGATTGGACCTACCGCAGGATGATCCTGCACTATGCCAATCTATGCGTCCTGGCTGGCGGCGTGGATCTCTTTTTGCTCGGCTCGGAGCTTCGCGGGCTAGAGAGCATCCGCGGTCCCTCCTGGACGCCAGCCGGAACCACAGACGGAAGCGGCCTTGCAATCTGGGATTATCCCTTCGTTGCCGGGCTCATTCAACTCTCGGATGATGTGCGGAGTATTTTCGATGGGGCAGGGCTTACCAAGGATACGGTCAATTTCCACAACCTCATTTCCTATTCCGCCGATTGGTCGGACTGGATGGGTTATCAACACACCGCCTCGAATCCGGCAAATGCCGGCCAATGGCCGCACCTTGATCAGCTATGGAGCCACAATAACATCGACCTTGTTTGCTTTGACAACTACATGCCGCTCTCGGACTGGACAACCGGAAGCGGCGGCCTCGACGTTCTCAATTGGGAGAGTGCCGCGCCAGCGGGCGCATGGCCGCCGCCAGCCTCGCAAATGAGCGACCTTGGCCTAACGGACGCGCCAACCATCTATTCGAAAGCCTATCTCAAGGCCAATATTGAGGGCGGCGAAAAGTTCAACTGGTACTATAATGACTCGAACAATCTCGGCCGCGGGCTTGATCCGAATGGCACGGCGCTGCAAGTCTCGCTCCCAGAAGGCGACCGGCTCACGCAATCGCGCAATCCCTATTATGCGGGCCAGCAAATCCTCGCCAATAAACAGCTTAGATGGTGGTGGAACAACACGCATCAAGCCGTCTATCCGAATGCGGGAGGCGGCTGGGTGCCGCAAGGACCGGCAACGGAATGGGTGGCGAACTCAAAGCCGGTCGCGTTCGCGGAATATGGCTTCCCATCAAACGACAAATGCACGAACCAGCCGAACCTTTTCTATGCGGCTGGCTCGACGGAATCGGGCACTGCCTATTGGTCAATCTGGCAACCTGCGGACGGCGCAACATGGCTTCCGAAGCAGGATCAAAATCTCCAGCTTCTAGCGCTTCAAGCCTTCTATGAATATTGGTTTTTGGACGGCAACAACACCGCAGTTGGCGGCGTGCAGATGATCCAGCCGCAATTTTGCTCGGTCTGGAATTGGGATGCGCGGCCCTTCCCAACCTTCCCGCAGCTAACCGGAGTGTGGGGCGATGCCGGGAGCTGGCAGGCTGGGAATTGGCTCAACGGCAAGGGGCCGTTCATTGCGCCGCCCGTTCCAGATCCACCACCGGAGGTTCCGATGCCTTTTATCTTCCCAAGCTTGCCCGGTGTCACGTGGCCGGTCAAAAAGCGGCCTTCCTATTCGACACGTGTCGCCTCGCATGTCTCGGGCCGGGAGGTCCGAACACCGCTTTATGCCCAGGGGCTTTATGAGTTCGAGCTGGCAGTTGATGGCCTTGATTCCGCCGGTGGTTTTCCAGGGCTCGGAAGTCAATCCCTGCAAGCGATCATGGGGCTCTATGTCCAATGCCAAGGACAATTTGGCACATTCCTCTATATTGATCCAACCGACAATGCGGCTGTCGGCGTCATCTCTGGCTATGGAAATGGCACGAACACGGCGTTCGCGTTGCAGCGCTCGATTGCCGGATCAACGGAGCCTGTCTCATGGGCAACAGGCGTCTCCAATGTCTATCTCAATGGCGTGAGCCTGCCACAATATAAGCTTGCCGAGGACAGCTCCACCGGCACCCATTATGCGGCGCAGACGCTCCCCGCATCGGTTTCGGCTGGAACGCAAGTCACGCTCTCCTGCTATGTCAAAGCGGCGGAGCGCAGCGCCTGCATCTTGCAGCTTTATGACGGGCAGGCCAATCATTCATGCAGCTTTGACCTTTCGGCTGCCACGGCAACGCCTGGCTCCGGGGTCACCGCATCCTCGATCACGGCGGCACCGGGCGGCTGGTATCTCGTCTCGGCCTCGAACGCCATGACCTTGGCGAGCTTCCCCATTGTTTCGATCTTCATCGCGAACCCGGCCGGGACGGCCTCTTATACAGGTACAACTGGCGATGGGATCTATCTTAGCTCGCCGATGTATGCCGCGGGCAATGTTGCGGCGGCGCCGCTCGCCTCTCTTGTGGCCACGGGCGGAACGCTCACCAGCCCAAGCTGGACCCTGAGCCAGCCGAACACGATCACGCTTGCCAATGCGCCTCTTGCTGCGCCAGGTGCGGCTTATCATCTTGCGGAAGATAGCTCGACAGGCGTACACAAAACCTATCAAAGCGTCGCCTCACAGGCGGCCGGGAGCCTAATCACATTCACGACCTATGTCCAGGCGGCGGAGCGCAGCGCATGCAGGCTCAACTTCAACAATGGCTCGGCAGACATCGGCTGTGATTTCAATCTCGCCACCGGGCAGGCCGGGACGCCAGATAGCGGGATAACCTCAGTCTCGCTCAACCAGATTGGCAATGGCTGGTATCAGGCGCAGATATCCGGTCCAATGGCTGTGACCGCTACGCCAGCATTTTCCATCTTGATCGAGAACCCTTTTGGCACATCTTCCTATACTGGCTCGGCAGGGAGCGGGATTTACTTCTCAGGCGCCAATTGGCAGACCGGCAGCTCTGCGGCCTCTTTCGTTCCAGCCTTTACAGCAACAACCGGCGCAACGGTCTCTACAACGAGCCTTGCATTGCCGCCTGGAGTCGCAGTTTCCGCGGACTGCTCCTATGCCTTCAATTGCCGCTTCCTAGACGATCAACAGGAGTTCGAGGAATTCATGAGCGGGCTCTGGCGGGTGCAGACGCTCAAATTCAGGAGCGTGAAGCCGTGAGATCCGCATCGGCTGCCCTCATCAATTATCTAAATGCGCTCCGCGCCGATCCAGATGCACAGGCCTGCTTGGCGGACTGCTATACGTTTTGGCTCGCATCCGGCTTGATCCTGACCTACACCAATGCGGACGTGCCAATTACGCTCAATGGATATGTCTATGCGGCCAATTCGATCCTGGTGGATGGGCTCAGGTTCAAATGCTCGGCCGGGCTCGAAGTCGATCAGCAGCATATCACGATCGAAGCGCTTTCATCTGAGACAATTGGCGGCGTGCCATTCCTGCAGGCGCTCCGCAATGGCGTATTCGACGGTTGTGAGATTCAGCGTGAGCGAGCTTTTCTCAATTCCTGGGCACCGGCCGATTGCGCCAACCCCATTGGCAGCGTGATTTTGTTCAAGGGGCGCATGGGCTCAATCGACAATGTTGGGCGAACGGAAGCGCAGATCACTGTCAATTCCGATCTTGTGCTGCTTGATTTGCAAATGCCGCGCAACATCTATTCCCCTGCCTGTCAGCATGTGCTTTATGACTCCGGCTGCGGGCTCATGAAAAGCGCCTATGGCACGGCGGGAACGGTGGGAGCGGGCTCGACGGCCTCCCTTATCAATTGGTCCGCGGCCACGGCCAATTTCGTGCAAGGAACGCTCACCTTCTCATCTGGCGTGAACAATGGCGTGACGGTCAACATCAAGAGCGCGGTTGCGGGAGTCTCGCTCACACTGAGCTATCCGCTGCTCAATGCTCCGGCTGCGGGGGATACGTTCATAGCCTATTGGGGCTGCGATCACACGCAGAACACGTGTCAGACCAAGTTTAGCAATCTTGTGAATTTTCGCGGCTTTCCCTACATCCCGCCGCCGACATTCACGATGGCGTGACCTTGCACTTACATTGATCCGGTTAGGCTTGCGCACCCTGCGCTAGGCCGAATGTGGAGAAGCATGATGAGCGATAGGATTGTTTCAGAGCATGACTTTGATTTGCATGTCGAGCCTCTTGCGTCGGGCGAGATCCATGTCGAGTTCAGCGACGATGAAGGCGATGTCGCCTTTGATTTCACCCTTGAGGCTGCCAAGGAGCTGCGTGACGCCTTAACCACGGCGATCAACGCCGCGAGTTAATTTACAGGAAGACAGCATTAGGCTGAGGAGCGTCACCCTCCAACAACGCCTGCGGCTACATAGGAAGCTCCAACGATAAGGGGCGCGTGGATCACAACCTGATCTGCGCGCCTTTTTGTTTATCCCTCAGCCTCAATTTCAAGATCGCTTTCCTGGACAACGCCGATGCGCTGGCTGCCGTAGACATGAAATCCGGCGGTGAAGCCGCTGGCCATTTTTTCGCGAGCCTCATTGAAGGCCTTCTTGGCTAGCGGCTGAACCGGCGCGCGAATCCGGGTTTGAGCCAGCGGGAACTGGTCGAAAATGAACATTGTAGATGGATCTCAGCGGTCCCTTGTCGTGAAGGAGGCGCGCAAATGGATCGGAACGCCCTATTACCATGAAGGAAATGTGCGCGGTGTGGGCGTTGACTGCGGGATGCTGATTGTCCGCGTTTTTGTCGATACAGGATTATGCAGTCCGTTTGACCCTCGTCCCTATCCGCGAGACTGGTTTTTGCACAAGTCAGAGGAAAAATACCTTGGCTTTATTCTTGCCCACGCAAAAGAAGTCTCACGGCCGGAACCTGGTGATCTCATGATTTGGCGCTATGGGCGCTGCTACAGCCATGGGGCGATTGTGACGGGTTTGAGCCCGCTTACCGTCGTTCATGCGTTCGAGCCCACGCGCCGCGTGCTTGAAGAAGCGGTCGAGAGCAATCCGATGCTTTGCGAGCCTCGCCGCAAGCCGAAGTTCTTCTCCTATTGGGCGGCAGTCGCATGAGCTTGCTCGGGGCAGGCGCCAGGCAGAACCAGCCATGGGTGCCCTTTTACACCAACCTGCAAATTCAAACGTCGAGCCAGGGGGTGCCGATTACCATCCTCTATGGCACGAACCGCATCTCGCCGAATGCCATTTGGACCGGCGGATTTTTCGCCATACCGCAATATTCAAACCAGAATGGCCAGCACAGCAAGCTCGGCGGCGGCGGTCAAGGCACGATCAATGGCTGGACCTATTACACGTCCTTGGCTCTAGGAGTCTGCGAAGGGCCGATCTACAGCTATAGATCCTGCTATATCGGCCAAGGCCATTGGTGGGATCTCTATGGTACCGACCTTTCCTTTTGGACGTTCGGCACACAGACACAATCCCCATGGCATTTTCTATCGCAGGAATTTCCGGGGCAGGCCCTCAACTATAAGGGGCTTGCCTATGTTGGCGGGATCGCGCTCAACCTTGGATCAAGCCCGAACCTGCCGATGTTCTCCTTCGAGGTTCAAGGGCTGCTCATGCCGCCTGCCGTGGTCAATGGATTTGACGCGGACCCGGCGCTCATCATTCAGGACTTTCTCACCAATTCGCAATATGGCGTGGGATTCCCGCCTTCTTCTATCGACACCACGACGCTGCTCACGCAATCCCCAGGCGACTCTTCCTATCAGACCTATTGCCAGGCGGCCTATCTCGCGCTCTCCCCGGCGCTCGTGAACCGCGATGCCGCAAACAGCATCATCAGCCGCTGGCTCAAGCTCACCAATTCGGCTGCAGTCTGGTCCGGCGGCAAGCTCAAATTCATCCCTTATGGTGACGAGCCAGTCACCGGCACCCTTCTGAGCGGGAGCAGTGTCACCTTCAATCCAAATGTGACCCCAATCTTCAATCTCGCCGATGACGATTATGTCCATGAGAGCGGCAAGGACCCGGTTGAAGTGGAGCGCGCCGATCCTTATGCGCTCCATAATTGGCAGCGGGTGAACATAAGGCAGCGCTTCGGCGGTCCAAATTATGTTGGGCAGCCGGAATATCAGGCAGCCCCCATTGACGTTTGGGATCAGAACGCGATCGAGACCTATGGCCTTCGCATGGCGCCGGACATCACGGCAGATGAGATTTGCGATCCGAAGACCGGGCAAATTGCGGCGCAGCTCATCCTCCAGCGCGGGCTCTATATCCGCAACCATTACAAGTTCAAGCTCTCCTTCGAATATTGCCTGCTTGAGCCAATGGACATCGTGACACTGACAGACGCGAACCTTGGCCTTAATCAAGCGCCAGTTAGGATCACGGAAATCGAGGAGGACGAGCAAGGGGTTCTCTCCGTGACGGCAGAGGAGTTCGTGCTTGGCGTTGGGACCGCTGCCTCCTATGCGACGCAACTCAGCTCCCCGAATATCACGAACCAGTCAATTCCGCCCGCACGTGTCAATCCGCCCATCATCTTCGAGCCGCCCGCCTCCTTGACGGGCGGAGTTGATCAAATCTGGATCGCGGCATCTGGCGGCATTGCCCCTGTCTATCATTTGGCCGAGGATAGCTCGACTGGTCAGCACCTTGCGCAACAGGCTCTGACAGCAAGCCAAGATAGCGGTACGCAGGTCATCTTCTCGATCTATGCGCTCGCGGCGGAGCGCAGCGCATGCAGGCTCAACTTCAACAATGGCTCGGCAGACATCGGCTGTGATTTCAATCTCGCCACCGGGCAGGCCGGAACGCCAGATAGCGGGATTACGGCCACGATTGCGAGTGCTGGCTCTGGCTGGTACCTCTGCGCCATCGAGGCCACAATGGCCGCAGCAGCGGTGCCAACTGTCTCCGTGCTGCTAGAAAGCGCCCTCGGGACAACCAGCTATGCGGGAGTCTCAGGGAATGGAGCCATGATTTGGGGCGCCGCTATAGCTGCGGCAGGAGACGAGTCTCTCCTGCCGCCATTTACCGCCTTCACCGGAGCGAGCGCCGCAACGGCTGGCAACACAACGCCGGAAGGGGCTGCTGGCACCGCCGACCCCAATTGGGGCGGCTGCAATGTGTGGATCTCAACAGATGGCATAACCTACACGCAGATCGGCACAATCAATGGCGCGGCGCCGACGGGCACGCTCACAGCCGCGTTGCCAGCGCCG